TACATCTCCTGTCATGTATTCCTGAATATTTTTATGCTGGCAGGGGTTCAGGAAAACCCCTCTTCGGGGATCAGCCTATCCAGCACTTACTAATTAACCGCTTAGTATTTATAAGTATCGCGTCGCTTCGTATTGGTTATGGGGGTATCTGTCATTATTATTTCTCCAAAAAATATTTAGTAGGATAAAATCACTCATATGCATATATGGTGATAATATCCGTAGCTACTACATGAGTTGCCCCGCCCGCAGTTAAGACGATCCGGTTTGGTGAGGTGCCCACGCCGAACGTATCTGTCACCGTTGGCCTTGACACTCCCGCACTGTCGGTAATGAAAGCCTGATAGAAGCTCGGCGCAAATGGCAGCGGGATGTTTACCAGCACCGCGGTCTCAACATCAAGAGCAGTCACGTCATGGTGGAACATCACGAAATCGGTATACGCAGGATCAACACCACCCGCAAAGTTCTCTATGGTGACAGTATCCGTGCCGCCCGTCTTGCTTATTGCAGGAGTGGCTGGGATGCCAACCGCGAGCTGATAGACCGTGACTGTATCCGTGTTTGCAGTAGCCGCGAAGTAAGGGCCGCCTGCGTTGCGGGTATCACCGAGGATGCCTACCACGAGAGCAGCAGCAGTGGCGTCTGCATTTGCTCCATATGGCCCCCATTCTCCCAACGTTGCCGTAGGTGTTGCGTTGTATGTGTAGACGATTCCGCCTATAGTGACAGAAGTACAATCGGCGGCAGCACCGAACTGGATAGATCCGCTTGCAATGGCCCCAATCATCGAGTCGTTGCCTTGCAGACTGGCAATGCTGGTATTGATGCCAGTATCAGCCGCTAAAAGGTCTGATGTGGTTACATTGATCGCAGTCTCATTGGTGTAGGCCGCATTGGTCAGATCTGATATGCTAAGGTTGATAGCAGTTTCGTTCGTGAAAGCTGCTAATGTGAGATCGGAGATACTGGTATTAATCCCGGTGTCGGCTGCCAGAAGTTCCGCTGCGGTCGCATTGATAGCAGTTTCGTTGATATAAGCAGCAAGGGTTAGGTCGTCGATGCTACCATTGATAGCGGTTTCATTGATATAAGCAGAATCCGTCAGACCGGAAAGGTTGCTATTAGTTGCCACCAATTCGCCACCGAGATAGACCGGCCCGGTGATATCGGCCCCAGCCGTGGCCACTACCCACCCAGAGGTCGTGTAGTTATCGCTTCGAGGATACCATTGAGCCCCGGCCATTCCTACCACCAAGGCGGAGAGGGCTAAAAAGATAAGAAGTTTCCTCATCTTTTCACCTCAAGGCTTCAGGACAGCGAAGGGATATCGGTCGCTTGTTCCGGCGATGTCCGCCGGTATGGGGCAGCACCATCCTATCCTACATGTAGCTTTCAGAAGCACGACATCCTGCTGCATGGCATTGATGAGGACCACGCCTGCTGCATCAGTCACGACGCCAGTATCTGTCATGGATATCTGGATATCCTGCCTCCAGGCGTAGAATGCTTTCTTCCAGTTGCCTGCGATCATGAGGGCGGTGGAAGCGTCCAGTGCATCATTCTGAAGGAAATTGACATCCACGCCTGCGAGGGAGTAGGTTGGCTTGCCCTGGCCGTTCTCTTGGGCCCATAATGGAACACCATCAGAGGACCGGATACCACGCATTACAGCCTTCTGGCTGAGATCGGCCACAATGCCATCTACATTGTACCGCTTGCTTTCCACGAGCCCGAATAGACCGCCAACGCCCAGGATGGCATCATACATGTCCACAAAGGTCTTGCCAGATCCCACCGAATCAGACTTGTCAATTACCATGCTGGCGCTTGTGGCATCGGTATAGATGCTGTCAGGGAAGGCAGCGGGCGCGTTGGTATCATCCCATAGAACGGCCTGATCGAATTTGCGTGCTATGGACTCAGCCAACCTGGGCTTAATCTCTGCCCACAGATCAAAGCCATCTGCGAGATCTGCGATCATGTCCTTGGGGATCGGAACCACGACGCCCATTTTTGCGGCGGTGATGGTGGCATTGGTCCATCCCTGTTTAGTGGTCTGCATGAGACCGCCCGCTACCTCGGGACTGGTCCCATCGCCCGCCTCAGTATCTACCCAATAGGCTTCGGGGAACAGGGACATAACGGCCCGGCTCTCAATCTTGGTGGACATGTTGGGCTCGCGGCTCATCAGGCCCATGATGGCGCTCTGAGTGATCGTTTCCTGAATCACGCCCGGTACATATTTCGGGTTGATCATGCCTGCCGACACGAGGCCGGACCTGGCTAATACTTCATCGTAAGTTGCTACCATAAAATCATCTCGTTGTTGGGGTTCCCACGCCAGCCAGTAATCGCAATGCAGCGTTCATCTCATCATTCTCTGAGACGATGCCCGCCGGTGTCACTGGAGGTACGGGCTTTCCAGCATCTTGTTTAATCCCTAGCTCTTTCCGCAAGGTTTCTGCGTCTTCCCTAAGCGATTTTTCGTCTATACCGTTGATACGGTGCAACATGGTCGGAGGAATACCGACTTCGGCGGCGATCTTCGCTTTGAGTTCCTTTTGCTCAAAGCTAGACAGTTTCGTACTAAGCTCCTGCTTCAGCCTCTCATTTTCTTGGAGAGCCTTCTCAAGAGCGGACGCCCTGTCTATCGCGGCCTGATAATCGGTTTTGGGGATGTAGTTGGCTAACTTGCGGTTCATGGCCCTTTGATACTGCTCTTCGGTGTAGGTCTTTCCCTCAGAGGGATCGGGGCTATTTCCTTTGGGGTCCTGGATAGGATCTGCCTCAGGAGTTGGTTTGCTAGGGTCTTCTGTCATATTAGTAGGTCCGGGGCCTGATCGGCGCTGCGGACATGGAATTGAAAACTATTATCGAAAAATATTATTTGGGCTTAGGTCTTTTGCCTTTGCCCTTTGGTTTACATGCCATTCTTCGCCTCTTTGCGTTTTCGTTTGGGCTTTTCTGGCTCCTCGACAACAGAATTTTGTTCTGGAGCGATTTCTTTCAGCCTGCGTGGGTTCTTACTTGGGTATATTGTCACATCATCCCCCCTTGCATCGATTTCATCTCATCTGTCTCTGCTGCTATCTGCTTTTCTGAGAATCCCCTTTCTCTCATGATGCCCTGTGGACTCCTCGCACCGCCTGTAATCTTCATGGTGTCAATTTGCGCTTCCTCGTAATCGTCATCTGGCAGGCCGTCCTTCCATGTGATGTCGATGTTCTGCAAAAGGACTGCACCGAGCACCTTGTTTTTGACATCTAGCACCGAGATTGCTTCAAGAATCTGCTTGAAAACCGGGTCAAACTGGAGCTTGCAGCGTTCGGATTTTTTCAAGGGCCGCATCATGAGCATCCTCAGGGCCTTGCCAGATATGGCATTCCCCAGGGTGTCCGGCTCAAAAGCACATTTGCAGGTTTCGGATATGGTATAGAGCTGAGATAGCACCTTATCTATCAGGGTGAACGAGGCTACTAGCTGCCCATCCCATGTGATGTACTGAGGGAGCGAATCGCCTTCTGATATAGGGAATACCTTTCGTTTCGCGTTATAGGTACGTTCGTTGGTGACTGGATCGGGCGGGCCTAAAGCCGCGTCTGGCACGGCAAAAGCTGGCTCTGAGTGAGCGTCAAGCGTCCTGCCCGATCGAGTAAATGTTATCTCCAGCCTCTTGACCATCGGATCTATGTCTTGATAATCATCCGTGCCGTATATGTCGTCTGAGGTACTGGCGTTCCGCATTGGGAAGACCAGCGGCATATTATAGCCGGTTTGGACTTCCACAATATCATAAGGATCTGATTTTATCTCACCCTGGTCGGATAGCAAAAACTTGCTACTTTGTATTAGCCCATCACTATGAATCTCCACATTCAGAATCTTGTTATCGGTTGACCAGGCTATCACGTGCCCAACTGCCTCACCATCTGGTCCAACCACGGGCCACCAGTTTTTCGGTGAGACTATTTGCACCTTTGCGGGCTTGCCTTCCTCTGCAAAAACCTTGGCGACTCCGACACCATACCGGCTCATATCGATTCTGGCAGCATATGCCTTTGACCAGAGAGAGAGCCGCGATACCAACGAATCCAGATATGTTTGCTCAGGCGATGCAATTTCATCCTTTGATACGCCAGCCTTCATGGTTGGCTTCTCGGATAGAAGCAAATCGGCCCAAAAGGTTGAAAGCTGCTTATGGAAGTTGATAATGAATATTATCTTGTTGAAATCCTTTTCGCGATCTGCATACAGATTTTTCAGGATCGTATAGACCTCATCATGCTTACGCTGCCAGAGAAGTAGGTTATCGGCATAGATCTTCAGCCGATCCTTGTCATCAGCTGGCGGCCAAGGCTTACCGCGCTGGAAATGGGATTGTAGAGTATCTGGGGCAATCATTAGTAAGCCTTCCTGAATATTCTTCT